TTCTTGATCCTGCATATTTTGCAAAGATTACCCAATCACCTTTTTTGCACCAAGGTCCTTCAGGAAATTTTTCTTTGTCATAACAATGAGGTCCCATTTCAAGTACAAGTCCACAAGTAGATGCAACTTGTTGTCTCTCTACTGCATCTTGTGCTAGAAATATTCCACCTTTAGTTTTTTCTGGCATTCTAAAAGGAAGAACTAGAAGTCTCCAACCCGTAGGTCTTGGTAACTTACTTGATTCTTTTGTTTTTAAACGCTCGTAAGACTCTGTTTCAGAATCTTCTATTTTTTTATTTTGTTGCTCGTACTTTTTTTCCAATGCATTTTTATGCTTTGGTATCTCTGTCTTTTCCATCAAGATTGATGACGGTTCCGTTCTTGTCTTCATTTTTTGCTCCTTTGTTTAGCAGGTTGGATATTTCCCCTGAAATAAATGTGTAAGCTTGCGCTTGTCCTAACATATACTTGTATTTTTCCATACTGTCAACGCCTCCGCCTACCATGACATTGGCCACTTGGTTGTAGTTTTCTTTTAAAATTTTTTGAATTCTATTAATTAATACTAAATCGTCCATAATTACCTTTCTATTTTTTTGCTATTTTATCTTTGTTTTCACCTTTTTTTATTACGTAATCTTGTGTTCCGTTAGCGCCTGTTTCAACTTCTTTTTTTAAGTGTCTAAACAAAACCATTTCAGTAATTTTTTTATACTTGTCTTTTAAAAAACTTTCTATCGCTTTAGTGTCTCTCACTTTTTCTTTACCTTACATTTGCATCTAGGAGCTTTTAACCACTCAAAGAAATTATCAATAGCTCCAAAAAATTTAGATAGAAATCTATCTATCATTAACATTTCCATCTTCTTCTAGCTTGTCTTATTCTAGAATTAGGATCATTTCTTGTTTTGGCTGATGAGTTTTTTAATTGTCCTGCTGATCTTGCACAGTATGACTTACGTCTATTTGCAGATTTAGATCCAGGTTTAACTTTACCAGTTACTGCTGTTTTTAATTTTGATCCAGGGTTGGCTGCTCTATATGCCTTAACACCTTTGTCGGTCATTCCAGCACCAGATTTAGTTGATCTGTAATTAGCTTCAGGGCCTTTAGTAGTTTTTCTAATTGTACCACCTTCTTTAAAACCTTTAAGCATACTACCGTAGTATTTTTTATAACTTTGATTTTCTCCAGGACCTCCTTTTATAAAACTACCTGTGTATTTTGTGTTAGGCATTTTCATTTTTTAGGTCCGATAACTTTTTTTAAAACTTTAGCTTGACTTGCGTGTAATTTAGATGCTTTTTTTAAACCTTTAATTACTTTCTTAACTGATTTTACTTTTTGTTTTTTCATATTATTCCTCCTATAGCTTTTCTATCTCGTTTAGAAAATGTTGAAACGTTAGTTGGAGTAGGGCCAGTGTTTGATGCTGCTCTTTTTCGTTTAACAGCACTTGTCTTTTCTCCACTTGTCATCTTTGTAGCTTTTGCAAGAGGCACACATTTTGGATAAGCTCTTTTACTTCCTTTCTGTCTTCCACAAGGTTGATATTTTCCATTTTTCTTTGGAGCTCCTATATCCACCCATTTTTCATCTAGCCATTTTTTTAAACCGCTCATGAATTTTTTCCGTAAGCATTTCCTTTACCTTTAGAAGCTACTTTACAAATGCCTCCGTTAGCTTTCTTACTTCTTCCAACAGTGCCTTTACAATATTTAGAAGCCCAAATATTTGCGTATGCACTTGGGTATACATCAAACTTTTTTTTAGCTGCTGCTTTTCCTGCTGGACAAAGTTTTGCCATTATCTAACGTTTCCACCTTTTTTAGCAACTATTCTTTTTGGATTGTATCCAAATTTTTTTGCTAACTCAGGTTTTTTCTTAGCTAATTTAAGCAGGCCTTTGTTTTTACTTTTGCTTATTGGTTTTCCCATAATTAAGCCTTGTTTAGTTTTTTAATGATTCTTTTCTTTTCAGCTTTTAGATTCTTCTTACCTGATTTAGTATCAGCTTTTTCTGAATCTACTCTGCCTAATTCTTCAAAGTCATTTATTTTTGAGCCATTTCTTTTTTTAACTCTGCCACCTGTTTTATACATTGCTCCACCCTTCATACCCATATCGTCTTTGTAGTATCCTGAAGCCATATCTTTTCTTGCATTAGACATTCCGCCCATGTTTTTTTTTACTCTTGAAACAGTTCCTCTTGCATTTGTAGTCTGTTTATTAAATCTTGGATTTGCCATTATTTTTTTCCTCCGTGTTGTTTAAATATTTGTGTTCCTTTTATACCATAAATTGACGCTACTACAAGTATCCATAAATTAGTAAACCATTTAGGAAGCTCTGAGAACATTTCAAAGAACAATCTTACTTTGTCCATAGCGGTTGGATCGTCAGATACGACTGCCCAGGCCAGAATTGCTATAGGCAAACTTAGAATTATCAAAACTGCCTCGTCCTTCCAATCTGATTGTCTGGATTCTAAAAGTTTTCCCTGGTAAGCTTCCTCACCGCTCGCCATACGAGACGCATGCATAAGCTGTGCGTCTGACATTGCAATTTTAGTCTTCTGCTTGTTAGCATAAATTTTACTACCTGCAGAGACGGCTAATTTAATTGCCGATAACCACATGTTAGTACCAAGTAGCTTTTTTACTTTTCGATTTTAACATTCTTTTAGTTCCTCTAACTTCAACTGCGTCTCCAACACCTATTTTGTTGAACACTCTGTCTTGGTTAGTAAGGATAGTAGATCTAGGATCTGTTTCAGTTCTAATTTCTGGAGTCGTAATCTCTACACCCCCAGTTGCATTAGCTGATGCAACAGTTCCTTTGCTACCATAAGAAAGTTTATTTTTTAAATCTGCCATATTTTCTCCTTAATGTGTTTATACTTATTTTTTTTTAAAATTTCTACCAAAATCGTGCATTTTGCTTCGATTAGCTAGTTCTTGCTTAGCGATAGACGTTGCAGCACGTAATTCTGCTAAATCTTCGTTCTGTGCCAACTTTTCATCCTTGTTTTGTTGGTTCATCATAGCTTTCATCTTATCAAGATTGATTTTTTCTTGAGCTTGTTGTGCTGATACAAAATCATCCTTAGCTCTGATGTCTAATTCTCTTGCTTTTAGTTTAGCAATTGGATCATTATCATATTCACCTAACATTTCTTGCTCTTCTTTAGCAAAGTCTTCAAACATCTCCGCAATCAACACAGCTTTTCTAGCTTCTATCTGCATAGTTAAACCCATAACCTGTTGTTGGATCATTGGGTCTTGTTGCATCTGTGGATTTGCTTGCATCTGTTGTTGGATTTGTTGCATCTGCATAATTTGATCTTTAAATTCTACTTCAACTTGTTCTAACGCCATCAAACTAATGTGTTCAAAAATATTTTTCTGCATTGAAGCCGTGACCTGGGGATTTCCTCTAGCCATTGAGGAAGACATAAAGTTTAAATGAGCAGTGATGTGAGCTCTATGGTCTTGTCCTTTAAAAGCTTGGAAAGGTTTTCCTCCCAACGATTGAATTGCTTCTACAGCAGGATCCATCGGTGCTGGTTTTTGTGGTTTAACTAAAATAGTATCAATATTTTTTACACCCAATGCTTCATACATTGCACGATACGCATTATACATGTTGTGCATCTGAGGATTTGATTGTGCTAATTGTAACTCAGCTTGAGCAATAGATATTCTTTGAGACTGAGAAAAAATATTAGGATCTGCTATAGGTAAGATATCGATCTTATCGTCAAAGTCTTGTTGTTTAATTTGTCTAGTTCCTCCTACTACATCATAAGGATATTCTGCTGGTAAATATGTTTTAAATATTCTACCCAACATCTTGAACTCATGTTTAAGACTCACATAAATTCTTTTATGAATCGCAGACATTGTTCTTGATCCTCTTTCCAGAAGCGCTACGGTCGTACCCACTGCTGCTTGCTGGTTCCCATCTCCTACTTGAAGATCGGCGATAGACGCAAAACGCTGTCCAGCCGATACTACGACCCCCATTAACTGCAATAGAGTCTGAGAAGGTTCTTTAAATGGAAGAGCCATAAAGGCATCTTTTATATTTCCACCGGGAGCATCTACATCTCTAAATTCGCCTGGAGCAATCGCTTGCGCGTCATCTCTAATTCTAATTCCTCGCATCTTAAATCCTGCGGGTAAATTAGATAAGGTTCCTGCATCAAGTAATGATCTAAGTGCTGCTGTTGCAGTTCTACTTAGTCCACCAATCATATGAATTAAACCAAAGCCATAAAATCCTAGGCCTGGTAAAAATTTGAAATGTACAAAATAAGAAATTTTTTTCTTTAAAGGATCGTCAGGTTCAAAGTTTCTTCTAATTGCTAAAACTTCACGAGTTGCTTCTTCAATAGTTACGATGTAAGGAAGTTTAATTCCTGTCAACTCACCTGCTTCATCTCTATCTTCAAAACCTTCTAAATCTAAATCTATATGAAATTCTAAAACATTATAGATGTCTTCATTCTGTGTTTTTTGTATTCCTTCTAGTTCTCTTTCTTTTCTATCTAAATCAGATTCTGTGTCTGCAGGTTCCCCTAATTCCACATCTCTATAAAAACCATTAACTTGTTGTTTTCTTAAATCGTTTTGAGAAGTTTTAATAACATGAATAACTGCAGTTGCATCTTCTAAAGATGTTGCAGAATAGGGTACCACTAAATCTTCAGCAGGTACAAATTTTGAAACGGCTCTACCTAATAAAGCATCATAGTAAACTTTTTTAAATGCAGATCCTGCAAGAGGTAAATAAAATAACATTTGATCAAACTCAGGTTCATATTCTTTCATCTGGTCCATTAACTGCCAGTTCATATATTCTTTAACTCTATCAGATTGCATTTCTTTTTCAGGAGTAGGCGCACCAATAATTTGTGTTCTAACCGGTCCGTCGGCCGGGAGTAATTCTTTGTAAGCCAAGGCTTGAAATTGTGTAACTGCTTCTGCAAGAACTGGGTGAGTTGCACCTGCTGCACCTGAGAAAGGTTCTGTTCTATCTTCGTATTTAAATCCTAGTAAATCTAAACCTGTAATGTAAGCGTGTTCCCATTCTTTACGGGACTCTCGGTAATCCGTATAATTAGAATTTAGTTCTGAACCTAGAGGACCTAAAATATCCTCTGGTAGTAACTCTGCTAAGTTGTCAAAGTGGTTTTCACTTTGTGCTTGATTAAAGGCTCCAGGTTCAAAATTAATTTCGACACCGCCATCAGCAGTCTCTGTAATCTCTGTATCACCCTCATCAGGTAATGATTCTTGAATCTCCTCAGTAACCTCGACTTGTTCCTCGGGCCCTGGTAGTTCAACCGAAGTTCTAACTTCGTTTAATGTCTTGTCTATTTCTGCCATTTATTTTCTCCAATCTTTCTGGTTTATCTTGTTTTGTTTCATTAATCAAGCCTCTAGGATCAGGGCCACTTAATGGAGGAATTTGATCCCACTTAACATGGGGCATATTTTTAGTGAGAGTTGGGTTTTTTTTCATTACCAATAATACTTCTTTTTTCGTTTTGGTTGTATCTCATCCTTATAATCTTCGGGATGATCTAATAATCCACCCTGTCTGTATCTTAACAGAGCTTGGGACATGGAGTCAACTAAATCATCGTGATCTCCATAAGGAAAAGCTGCACATTCTTCTACCATCTCTTGAGCAAATTGTTTTTTCAAAGGAGCCCAGACCTGTCCAGATTCAAACATAGGAGAAACTGCATTAACTCTAGCAATCTTATCTTGACCTTTAGAAGGTGTAAAATTCATTGCCGGGATTCCCATTTGTCTAAGTTCATACATTAGAGGGAGTCCTGAAGCTTTGGCTTCAATAATTACAGTCTCCGGATGCCAATAGTCATAATGTTCTTTAGCCACTCTCCTTAACTCTGGAAACTCTAATCTTGCTTTATAAGAATCTAATAATATTAATTGTCTTGGTGAGTCTTCATTGGGACGAAAAACACCCCAAGTAGTTATAGCACTATAGTCAGCAGTTTCTTTTTTTAAATAAGCAGTATCATAACTTTGAATAACATGTTCAATGTTTGGCATCTCATCATGTTCCCAATCTTTCCACCACTCTCGTTTGATTAGAGCTCCTTCTTCACTTGTTGGATCCTGCATGTACTGTGCATTCCACTTCGCGATACCTGCTGAAGCTTTTACAGATTCAAGGTCCTCGATCTTCCAGTATTCAGGCCAGACCGGTTTGCCATTAGGTAAGATTGCTGGGAACTCTACTACCTCCCATTGATCTGCCTTCTCTTCCGATTGTGCGTTTACTAATCTTTGTGTTAAATCTTTTGTTGACCAACGTGTCATAACCATGACAATGATTCCTCCGGGTTGAAGCCTTTGCCGCGGTCCACTGGTATACCACTCATAGGCTTTCTCAAATGCATTAGGTGAGTTTACATCTTGCTCTGAATGAGGATCATCAATGATGAGTAGATCAGCACCTCTACCGGTCACCGCACCTTGGACACCTACTGCAAAGTATTCACCGCCATCGG